CTCGTGCGGAATCTCTGAATGGTCCGTATCCAGAATATTAGGCTCTGGATGAGCAAAGTCAACAGTAAATAAGTATTTACCAGGGTGCCATTTTTTGTCTTTTCCTATGTATTTACCGGCTTGTGCTTCTAAGATATCCCAAGAATGAACAGAAGGATAATAACTAAAGCAATTCCAAAGCTGTAACTCGTCCAGTCTACGTTTAGGAACGTCTTCCGGTTTGAAACCACGTTGGATAAAAGCTGTAATAGGTAGCCTGTAAAAAATTGCACCATTCTCCATAATCGCGTGAAAAAGAATAGACTTGCCCGTAATGGAACTAATACCAAAGATGATGCAATCTTCAACTTCACCATGATGACTCTTAAGATCATAAAGATATTCTCTCCTTATCTGAGCGTATTCTACAGGAATGTTTGCGTTTAAGTAAGCCATAATTAATCATAAATATCACCCCAAGTCTTGCCTGATTCATAATCGACCTTATTGGGAACTTCTAGCGTAACAGCATTTTCCATAATTTCAATTATTTTCTTTGCCGCGTCATCAGACTCAACTGAGATATCTAACTCGTCATGTATTTGTATGTGTGGTATTACACCTTCATTGTATAAATCTACCATGGCTTTCTTTGTCATATCCGCAGCAGATCCTTGTATTAATTTATTTAAAGCTTTGTAAGTAAAAGCTCTTCTAATTCTACCTCGTCCATAAGTTCTTTCAGCTTCTTCATAATCCATAGGTTTATGCATACCAAACTGATTTGGTTCCCATTTATTAAACCTACATCTACGTCCTAATAGTGTTCCAATAGATCCAGATGTCTGAGCCGTTTTTGATGTATAATTCATAAGATCTCTAACAAAAGGAACGTTAGTATGATAAGTATTAAACAGTTCTTCGGCTTCGTCTTTTGTGTTTAATCCTAATTCTGCCTGTAGTTTAGCTTTACCCATGCCATAGAAAAGACCTAAATTGATCGTCTTCGCTTGTGTTCTGGATATGTTTGCCATGTCTGCAACTGTTTGATGAAAGTCAACACTGTTGTCTTTAAATTTATCTACAATACTTGCTACAGAATTATCAAAACATATTGGCTCTGTTGTTGCAGCATAATGCACTACGAGTCTTGGCTCTTGCTGACTATAATCAAAACATCCCCATTTGTGATTCTTCTCTGGTATAAATAAAGATCTAATCATAGGTCCTAAATCTTTGTTCCTTGCAGGGATCTGTTGTAGGTTAGGATTAGAATAACTAAATCTTCCTGTAACTGTGCCACCTTGATCTGACCTAACAGGATTTATATCTGCATGTATTCTACCTCTATATTGATGTTTTAATATTGTATCTATGAAAGTTGTGTGTGCCTTGTTTATCTCTCTAGCTTTTGCTATATTTTGAACTACAGGATGATTATGTGTGGAAAGGAAGTTTTTTGTAAATGAAGGTGACTTTGTTTTCTCGGTTCTATGGTATGATAAGGAAAGTTTGTCGAAAACTTTGGCGATCGATCTTGCTGCCCATATTTGAACATCTATTCCTGTTTGCTTTTTTACTTCTGATAGGAGTAACTCTTCCTGTTGTGATAACTCTTGCTTCAATCTATGAGCATGTTCGACATCGACACACACCCCTTTAAATTTCATATCAATCAAACATGGAAATAGTTGTGTTTCTAGATCAAATATGTTTGTAAGATTTTGTTTTGTTATCTCTCTTGATAAGACTTTAAATAATTCTAGCGTAAGTTCGGCATCCTTTTCTGCATAACTTCCAACATACATTGCTGGTAATTTATATAATTCTTTTTTAGGATCTATGCCCCAAGATTCTGCAGCTTCTTTTAAAGCTTTTTCATCTTTCACTTCTCTTAAATAATCATATGATATACTATTTAACGTATACCATAATCTATTTTCATCTACCAAGGATGCCATGACCATAGTATCTATAATATGTCCGTTAATAGTTATACCGTATGCTTTTATCCAACACACATCATACATAGCGTTGTGAAAAATTTTTACAGCATCTGTTTGACAAACTTTTTTAAACCATTCTAAAACAATTCGTCTATCCATATTACCACCACCTTCATGTGCAATAGGATAATAACCAGACCAACCATCAACAGCCACTGCAATACCAACTATCTCTCCATGTCCTTGTATGGCTCCTGATCCTTTTGATTTTAAATCAGGATCTTTAGTTTCTAAGTCGATTGCAATATACTTTGCATCAGATAAATCTGGAAAGTGTTCAGGGCAATCCCATTCTATTTGAGCTGTAAACATTATTTCTTTTTATCTTTTAACTTAAGTATTTCTAATTCACAATAGTGAATTATTTTCTCTAGATCTTCTATCTTATTTTTAGATAAATATCTACAGACATATTTCACAACACAGCCTTGGAAGAACGAAAGGTTATTTTTAGAAATAAACTCATACGGCTGTATGTGAAAATTTTTATAATGTGAACCTCCTACCTGCCTTGATTGTGGAAATGCTTTTTGTAATCCATCTGGATCTGTCATATTATTGGTCCTCCTATGTTATATTGATATTCATAATCTTGATTGGTTATGAATAGTTTTTCTTTTGCTCGTGTTATACCTACAAAGAATGTTCTATGTTCCGGATCAGAATCTTTTTGAGCTGATTCGTAAATGATTCTTTCTAAATCTGTAAACAAAACAACGTTATCACATTCCTCACCTTTTACACTATGTATTGTAGATAATTTTATTCTAGCTGGTTTCATTAGATCTTCGCTCTTTAGAATCGTTCTAATGTAGTTCTTGCTTGATTCAGGAAAGTTTAGTGTCTCCCAGCTCCCCGCTGCTCGCAACCCGTATTCAGCTCTTAGTCCCTCCATATTAATCGAGTCAATAGATTCTAGAGTCTTGTTGCTTGCGAAGCCACGTACCAGATGACCATCTTTTACAGTTAGATAGTCCCATAAATCTTTTAAATCTTCTTTACCTACAAACGCATTTTGGTTTAATCGTACCCAAACTCTGTACGCGTTTAACATTTTCTTTGGTAATAACTCTTGTTGTTTAGCATCAAATCTTAAATTTAAATCATACAAATGTTCTTTAATTGGAGTTAACATCTTATTTGTTCTAGTTAATATCATCCAGTTGCCTTTTGAGTAATCTATGTCTTGATAATTTATGTTTTCATGTATCTCACCTTCAGCATCTCTTGGTTGCCATTGTTTTTCTAAACGCTGTGACATGTGAGGAAAAATAGATTCTGCTAGTTCATGTATCACCTTAGGAACTCTACGTGATTGTATCTGTGGATCTAAATGCCCTTTTAGATCTATAAATATTTTTGGATCTGCACCTTGAAATGTATAGATAGTTTGATCATCGTCCCCTGCAATGTATGAACGAGCACACTTACTCTCTATGTAAAAGAACATGTCCCATTGCAAAGGACTCAGATCCTGGGCTTCATCGAGGAAGACACAGTGTAGTGGTGGACACTTGTCCTCCTCGACAAACTTGGAAATCATATCTGAGTATTCAATCATACCTGTTTGTTGTTTGTAAGTTTCTAAATCTGCGTGTATTTGTTCTGTTAAAAAGATGTCTGTGCTGTAATGTAGTTCTAATTGTATTGCAGCTTCATCTAAAGGTATTCTTTTATTTCTTGCATACTCAATAATCTTCATGTGGCTATTTTTATATTGTGGATAGCCTGACTCATTGATGTAACTTTCAAAAGATAAATCAGCGCAAAGACTAGAAAAGTTTTTAAAACTCTTCCATTTATCACCTTTTAATAATTGTGTGCTCGTATTGATACCTAGTTCTTGTGAGCCAAGAGAATGCATTGTGCTTACACGTACCTTTTCATTTGTGATTCTTTTTTTCGCTTCATCAGCTGCAGCATTACTAAAAGCTATGTAAGCTATTCTTTCTGGATCTGTTTTAATTAAATTAAGTTCGTTATCTAAATGTTCCATTAGCCTATGAGTTTTACCTGTGCCAGGTGGTCCTGGTATAATTATTCTATGCAAAAGGTGGCTCCTTCATCTTATCTTTTCTTACAATAGGTTTATTAATATCTTGTTGTGATACTTCTATATATCTAACACTCTTGTTATTTATCTTGCCACCAACTTCTTTTGCACCAAATAAATTTTCTAACATTCTTGCTGTCTTTTGTTTTGTGTATTGTTTATCAGGCCATGACTTTGTTCTAATTAAATATTTCCAAAAGTCTTTGAACTTAAAATAACTCATGCCATCTTCTGTGTATGATAGACCTCGTAATATATCTTTCCAATCTTTACCTGGTATTTTATTTGTATATTCACTTAACAGATCTTTTAGTTGCACATCTATCTTAGTAGACTCTGGAGCTTCTATTGGTATTGTTTCTTTTAGTAATTTGTTTATTGCCTTTCTCCAAATGTGTTTACCTATTGGTGGCATAGCTTGATTAATCTGTTCTAAACATTTCAATGAAAATTTATCCGGCTCATGTAATTCAGATGAGTCTACTTCTACTTGTTTATCACCTATCGTTACATAAAATAATGGTGGATCTGAATCATACTTTTGTATTTCTTTTATTTCTGCGCCAGGTAATTCATCATCACCTACACCATATTCTTGTAGTACACATTTTTTAGAATTACAAAATGATGCAATAGGTTCATCTTTACATTTATATTGATAGTCTTTTCCATCAATAGATTTAATTAATGTATCTATTTCTTTTTTATCTAGTGGTGGTTTACAATACGATTCATTGTATTTAAATATTTTTGTATCCCAATCTGTATATCTCTTCTTACAATACACACCAAAATTATAAATTGCATTATTTCTCTGTCCGTTTGGTATACCTTGTTTTGCGATTGATATTAAACATGGTGGTGCACCTTTTAATAAATCATCTGTATCTCTTTCTTCTTTAATTTTTAGATTGCTTAGTTCTTTTTCTGATAGTGCAACATTGTTGTGATGTAGAAAAAACTCTGATAATGTCATCGCAGAACCATCTTCTTTGATAGCGTACCTAGTTGTCATCTTTGCATTATGGTATGGCAGATTTAAAAAACTACCTGTGCCACCCTTTTGCATGTCAACTTGGTTTTGTTTCGGAAATATCTCTGCTCTAGAATAACCCAATATGGCCGCCATGTCTTTTAGTTTTGATCTAAATAAAGCTGCAGGTGCAAATACTTTTGTAAATAAAAATACATGTGCACCACCAGACTTAGATCTAAATACTGTTAATGGAAATTTGTGTTTGTTAATTTTTGTAATTAATTCTTTGTGATCAAAGCCGTTGTATAAATCGATATCTATGCAGGCCCATTGACACTTGTTTTGTTCGTTAATTGGTATGATACCTAATGCTGGATCTTTACCATCTAAATGTTCTTGAAACATTTGTGTGCTTGGAGTTTTCTTTATTATAAAAGATTTTGTTTTGTGTTTACCTCTGTCATCAAACTCCTCTGTCTTTCTAGTTTGACCATAGGCACTAAACGAACCCGCAAATATATTTAAAAATCTATCTAATTCTGTCATCACCACTTTGTGTTTCGGGGGGTGTGGAGTTATGGATCACAACCCCCAAAATCATTTATGCTTTATTCTTGATGCCTTCGTAGAACTTCTTCGCTCGTTCGTACATGTTGACATCTTCTAGCATTCCAACTTTTTCAACGTTGTAGCCATACCATTGATTACCTTTACCTGTATTTAATACAGAAGATAATTTGTATATGTGGCTAAACGATGGTGGTGTATAAGGACCATTCTTACCATCTAAACTAATAGACTTCATCATGGAGTTCCA